TTATCTAATTGCAGGACCATTTGGTATCACAGCCAGCATGTGGGCGCATAAAAAAGTAATCAAACATAAATCAATAGACAAGCAAATTAACGTTGTATTGAGAGCTGACTTTGGAACAAATCCAGTACCACAAGCCAGAACAATGGCTCAGGTTGTCGCTGACCTGAAGAAAGAAGGCCGCGCATGATCACCCCTCAATTAACCTTAGACATCAATCACGAACTGATTATTGACAACTTCGCCGGTGGCGGTGGTGCATCTACAGGCATCGAGTTTGCGCTTGGTCGTCATGTGGATATCGCAATTAACCACGATGCGAAAGCCATCGCCATGCATACGGCCAATCATCCGCAGACAAAACATTTTTGCGAGTCTGTTTGGGATATCGATCCGCGTGAAGTCACACAAGGCCGTCCAGTTGCTTTGGTATGGCTATCTCCAGATTGCAAACACTTTAGCAAAGCGAAAGGCGGCAAGCCGGTAGAAAAGAAAATACGCGGGCTGGCATGGGTAGCGTTGAGATGGGCAGCATTGCCTAGGGAATCAAGCAAACCTCGCGTCATCATGCTTGAAAACGTGGAGGAATTTGTCACATGGGGGCCTTTGGATTCAGAAGGCAAGCCATGCAAGAAAAACAAAGGCCGCGAATTTAACGCTTTTATTAATGCATTGAAGCGTCAAGGTTACGAGGTTGAATATAAAGAGCGGCGTGCCTGTGACTATGGCACACCTACCATTCGCAAGCGTTTATTTTTAATTGCAAGGTGCGACGGTCAGCCTATTGTATGGCCGGAGCCTACACACTTTGACCCGGTGCTTGAGCAGAAACGCAGTAAGGCACGCGGCGAGAAGTGCCGCCCATTCTGGCGCACAGCTGCGGATTGTATCGACTGGTCTATCCCCTGCCCTAGTATTTTTACGCGCAAAAAGCCGCTGGCAGATGCTACTCAGCGTCGAGTTGCCAAAGGCATCATGAAATATGTTGTTAACTCCGCAAGTCCGTTTGTGGTGACTATGGCTCATGGTGAAGGTGAAGGTAAAACCAAGCGCTGGGGCAGCGGCATAAGAGAGATTGACGCTCCGCTACCAACCGTTACAGCATCAGGTGGCTATAGTTTAGTTACGCCATTTATCAATGAACACGCCAACGCCAGCAATCAACGCAACATGCCAATTGATGAGCCGCTGCGTACTCAATGCGCACAGGTTAAAGGCGGCCACTTCTCAGTAGTTGCACCTAGTTTAGTAGAAATTGGTTACGGTGAGCGTGAAGGTCAACAGCCACGCACTCAGGATATAGAGCGGCCTCTTGGCACAATCGTATCAAGCAGCGTTAAGCATGCCTTGGTAGCGCCTGTCATATCAACTTATTACGGCGAAAAGTCAAAAGGTGAAGTGCGAGGCATCGATCTGGATCAGCCACTACATACGCAAACGACAGAAAACCGTCACGCATTGGTGTCAGCATTTCTGGCAAAAAATTACACCGGCGTGATTGGGTCCGATTTAAACGATCCAATCGGAACAGTGACGTCAATCGATCACCATAGCTTAGTCACCAGTAATATCGTAAAAATGCGTGGTGACAACATTGGTCAAGCCACCGATGAGCCATTGCACACCATTTCAGCCGGCGGCACACACCATGCTGAAGTCCGGGCCTTCTTGGTTAAATACTACGGCACAGATCAGGATCCGCAACTGGGGGAACCGCTACACACCATCACCACAAAAGACCGATTCGGCTTGGTGACAGTTAAAGGCCAGATATACCAAATAGATGATATTGGCTTGCGCATGTTAGCGCCTAAAGAGCTATTCAAAGCGCAGGGATTTCCGGATAACTACATCTTTGAAAAAGGCTTGGTGATTGATCCAGAAACAGGGAAACAAGACTGGATCCATCTCACAAAAACAGAACAAGTGAGAATGGTAGGAAACAGTGTATGCCCTCCTGTAGCAGCTGCTCTCGTTAGTGCCAACCTTGCTGAGTTAATGACAATCAGAAAAGAAGGCCGTGCATGAGTCGTAAACCACGCAAAAAATACAAACCGAAAGAATCCGGTAGCACCAGGAACATTCGCCTGCTTGCCATGAAAGAAGACTTCGACGAGATTGAAACTGTATTCAATCACCTTAAAAACGGTGAAGTTCTCGAGGCCAAAGACCCTAAAAACGGCGAATGGGTACTGATCTACAAAAAGGTAGACGGCACTATCTGCTACCTGCTGAAAGTCGCTACCGAGTGGGTTAACTTCTTTGCAGAACTGGCAGCGCATTACCTGCCGGACTACAACGATAAGCCCATGCGCAAACTGTTAAGCAAACTGACAATCGGGCAAACGCTCGATATGCAAACCGTGCTTGAAGCAGAAAAAGTGCTGGATATACAGCGCAGACTATACCTGATGGCAGATGCAAAAGTGTACAACGCCATCGGCTCAAAAGTGGTTGATGATTTCTATGAATATGACGCACGAGGCACAGAGGTGGCAGCATGAAAACCGTAAAAATAAGCACATGTGAAGCTAGGATAATGCAGGCGTTAAGAGCTGGCCCTATGAACACATCAGAGCTTTTAGACAGATTTCCTGGCGGCCTTAGGATAGCAAGACTAACAAAGCTTGGTTATGTAGAAAATGATACTACAGGCTACAAGTTAACAGAGCTTGGTCGCAGCCTATGCCCATCAAGAAGATCTATTGAAAAAGCTGCTTACCTGCCACCAGCTAACGCCACAGCATCAATGCCAGTAAAACCGACTACCACCAAACCAACCATAAAAGTAGAGGCCGCTATGCCACCACATACCAATGTAGCAAAACAGATCCGCGACATTATTACCGAGCACCCGGGCATTGAGCATAAGGCACTGATTGCAGAAATCACCAACAATTCGACAGATTTTGATGCAACTACAAAAGCGGCAAACATGATCACCTACGTGCTCAAGCAGGGTGGCTTCAAAAAATGCAATGACCACCTAGTTGGATCACTTGAAAAAGTAAAACTCTACTACACAGATGAAGCCTATTTGAAGCGCAATGATAACGCTCAACAACATTTAACAAACCACATTCCAACACTGGCACAGCATCATGAAGCAAAAATGCCAAAACCAAAGAAAGCCCAATCAATGACAAGCAATGCAGTACAAGAACAAACGCCACAGCAGCCAGTAATATCAATCACATTTGCAATCCAGCTGCCAGAAATGCCAAACCAGCTAAAACTAGTTGGCCTTAAAAAATCAAATCTAGATGACGCCATAGCATCTGGTGACAGCTACACCGTAGATGTTGCAACCCTAGACGAAACCGCAGTTGAAGCCTTATGCGCTCAATGGGCTGAAAAGTTCAAAGCGCACGTTCAATCAAGAAAACAGCAGTAAACCTACCTCTAACATTAGGAGATCAGCATGAATGCAATCACACAAATCGATAAAAGCAACATAGGTATTTACCCTAAGTTCCATGTCATCCGCACCGATGGCCAGAGCGCACCAGGGCAAAAACATGAACACTCTGAATATTTCGTTCTTAACCTGAGTACAGACAAACACGCTATTCCAGCAATCAGCGCTTACGCAAAATCATGCGAAAACGATTTCCCGTTATTAGCTTCTGATTTGCGCACTATTGTCAGAAACAGCCTGCAAAGCAATGATGAATTTGTGACCGTGCCGGAAACAACCCTACCTAACGGAACAGTGGTACCGAGTTTTCAGGTCGGTAAATATGCATGCAGTAAGTCAGATATCGGCACCGCCATTATCTCATCAGACCGCAAGCCATGGAATTACATTAACTTCCATAACGCAAAACAGGCATGCATCGATGCCGGATACTCACTGATCACGGAACTGCAATACCTGGCAATCGCACATCAGATCGTTAACCAGGACGAAAACTGGACAGGCGGCAAAGTTGGTGAAGGCGAAATCTATCGTGGCATTCACAAAGGCAACGTTAACGAAGCGCAAGACGGACATTATGAAAGCGAAGAGCCAACAGAGCGCCGCTGGCACGTACTGGCTAACGGTGAGCGCGTTTACGACTTCAGCGGCAACATTTACAGCTGGGTGTTTGATGACGTTCAAGGTGATGAAAGCGGCGTAATTGCCAAAGCATTCGACAAAG